TGTAAAGTTCGTAGTAATACTCATCAGAGGGGAGTAACACTGCACTTACTTCACCATCGGTTAAGGCAATTTTTTCACCCTGTTCAATTCTTCTAATTATTTCTTCAGAGTTTTCACAAAACTCTTCAATGGTTATGGTTTCCATCTTTTTATTTTACCTTTGATCTATATATCATATTCCATTCCAGAAGGTATCTACAGGTGCTTGCATATTTCTTGATGCGAGGTATAATCCTATATTACATATAAACCAAGCAAGATTTGCTACCCAAGCCTGTTTCCAACAATACTTTCTATTGCTCTGCACGATATACATATTCCTATCATTCATTGTTGTATCAACAGATAAAGGTCTAACCTTCAACCATTGTTCTAGTATCAACGCGACTACAAAGCCGATTGCAAAGATGAAGAATGTAAAGTTAAAGAAACTTGATGTGTAAAGTAAAAATGAAATCATTTTAGTCTAGTGCGTCTAATTTACCGTGTCTTGGTTTATGATTTTTCATACCGTCATGATTGCCATCATTCGGTAATCTACCAGTCATTAAATAAATGATAGTGTCTTGACATCCTTTAAGATAAGATACTCTTTCTTTGTCCTCTGGATCTGTTTGTGCTAATCTCTTAGTAAATCTTGCTAAGAGTTGTTCATAGTTTTCAGTGGTTTTCATCCAAATAAATGCATGTTGTAATGTTTACGAATTGGTGGATATTTAATCATCTTAGGAATGACAACTGTGCGATAGATTTTAAGTAATTTTTCACTTGAGATTGTTTTCATACTCTTACTACAATGTCACCGTCATCATCATCGTCATCATCTTCTTCAAGTTTTTGTTTGAGTTCATTGATACGATCTTGTAAAGCATTATACTCATCAAGATCACAACTTTTGAAAGTAACACCCATGACTTCTTCTCCGTCTTTAGGTGCTTCTGGATGAGGTGTGTATGCTCTCATAACATTATTATAAGATTTAACTGGTTGTTTGTCAAACTCTGCTAGAGTTGATCTCATCATCATAAACATGTAAACACATGTCATACCAAACACGGCCACAAAGCCCATGAGATATATAAAAACCCAAATGTCGTTCATCTAAAACCTGATTGTAGTATTCTCTGAATAGGAACTTGTTTTATTCTATCAATAATATCAGTTTCTATCCTTTCTAATATATTAACATCTAAATCCATAAATGGTGGGATGATTCCCAACATTCTTAGTAATCCATCAACAAATAATGCAAGGGTTGTAAAACCAAGAATCATACTAATCACAGTGGCATCACGATTATGTTTTGCCATTGATTCTTTATCAATTCTTTTTGCTTCGGCAACTGCTCTCTCAACAGCAGTATCAATCAGTGCATCTACCTCATCTTTGGTATATGCATACTTCCGTATTTTTTCCTCAGTAACTGTTCTCTCTGTAGGAACATCAGTTAAAGGAAATTCTGAGAGGATTTGTTTTATCATAGTTGATTTTTTTAATCGTTACCTAATCTCGAAATCTAGTTTGCGAACTTTGCGTTTGCGTCTCTCTTCTTGAAATTGTAATTCTTGTGGAGAGAATAGTGATTGTTTCTTGGAAGTATCCTTCCCAGATTTTATCATTATAACTTTAGTTAGGTCAACTGCACTAAAAGTGTCACCAGTAACAGTTACCATGTTAGGACATCCACATGAATATGCTCTTGATGTATGGCCTGATACTTCTTTATTGCATTGTTTACATCTAACGACAATCATCGTTCTTCATTTAACTCCTGTTGTGTTTTAAGTCTTCCGTATACGTCTTCTAAACGTGTTATATCATCTTCTTCCAAGTATGACCCACTTTGCACTTCAATTATTCTTAAAGGTATTTTTCCGGGATTAGATAATCGGTGGATCGAGCCTATAGGTATATAGGTACTTTCGTTTTCAGTGAGCAGTTTTTCTTCATCACCAACTTGTACAAGAGCAGTTCCTTCAACTACCACCCAATGTTCTGCACGGTGATGATGCATTTGTAAAGAGAGTCTTTCTCCGGGTTTGACTTCAATACTTTTTACTTTATATCTTTTATCACTATCAATAACATCATACCATCCCCAAGGTCTATCTGTTTTAGTCATGATGTTCTCTGAAATATTTAAGGGGGAGGTTGGGTTTCTGTGTTCCAACACGTAGAGGGCATTTCTACAGTTTAGAAAATCTCTACGACCTGAGACCCGATTGGTCGTCGGTTCTGCTCCTGCGAGCAGCAGCACCACCTGTGTCTCATCACCTTAACTAGACTTATGCCAGCAAGTTTATTCAGTCACTCCCAGAGTAAACTCGTCAGTCTACTCGAAGCGGATACTTGGTACTGCCCCAAGTTCTACAGGTTGGAAACCTATCATAATACTTTTATACGATACCCGCAAGATTGGGCCTTATACAAGGAGATGTGGTGGTGGTCTCCCTGATGCCCAAATATATTATATACGATTTAATTTATTTGTCAACATCTTTATCATCTTCATAAAAAGGTTCTAGTTGGTCTAGAGATAATATGTCTAATTCTGGTAATGGTTCTATCCATTCTTGAAACTCTACGTAGATAGATTCAGCATCTAAATCTGAAATATCTTCACTATCCATTCGAGTTAATGACCATGCTCTGGCATCAGCAACAGCTTCTTCAGTCGTTTTCATTTCCATAATAGTCTTTTCTGAAATACCTTGAGAGGATGTTGCTATTATAGTACTTTGGTGTTCCGTCGTCAAGCTGTTCAGTGAGGACTTTATTTGTGAAGAGTTGTCTCGTCTCCTCGTAGTTTGTTTTGCCTTTTGTATGATGTAATGATAAGATAGTTCGACTAAAATTTTGTCTACCAAACTGTTCAATCTCTTCTTTAAGTTCTGGACAAGACCCATAATATTTTTTCCAATCAGATTCAGATTTTACTTTTCTCTTCTTTCCCTTGGGAGTTCTAAACTTCCAAAAATATTTTCGTCCGATATATTCTCTCCCATTCTGGAGATTTGTAATACGGTAGACGTAACCGAAGAAATCATTAATATCGTCAGTAGTGAAAGGTTTACCCTCATATAGCCAGGGGTTTTCGTAAACTCCTCCTTCAACCATTTCATAGTTTTTAATTGCACATTTTATTTAGTATACTCCATGTATGCCTAAAATCACGAACATGGTGTGTATATCCACCCATTTCTTCAACTGCTTTTGCTAAAGGATAATCATTTTCTCCTTCATTCATCATGTCACCAAAGAAATGTAATTCATCATTTGGATTAAAGTCTCTAAGTATCTGACTCTTATCACCATCAGATATATCAAGACCAGTTTGACCACCTATCTGAACATTAAGATCTGGAAATTGGTTTTTTATTCTATCTGCAATAGCAATTCTCTCACCAGTATTCCTATCCCACTTTACATACTCTTCTCTACTAGCAAGATCAACTCCAGTGCCTCTTCCTAAGATACTAAAGTTAATACCACCAGGCCTGTGTTCAATATGCAATCCATTGCGAATAGGAAACTGACTATAATCTAATTCATCTTGTAAAAATTTTTCTACTTCTTCTGATACTTTCCAACTAGACCGATACACATTTGTATCTCTCTTATAAGCATCAGCACCAGAACAATTATAAACTTTCTCTGCTCTAAAACAAATATCAAGACCTATTTGATCAATGGTCTTTTGTCTATCGCTACCAGTAACAAGATAAACTGGATGCTTACAGCAGAACACAATCATATATGCTTCAAAGGACGTGTCGATTGGTTGACGACTAAGTGTTAATGTCCCATCAATATCAAAAATAAATTTTTTCAAAGTTTAAATCCACTAAACGTGTCTTTTTTAACATCTTGTTTGATACCACCAACTACGTATGACTCTACTTCTGTTTCCTGTGGTGCCACTTGAAGACCCTTAGAACTAATCCAATGTTGAGTCCAAGGTAATGGATTATGTTTTGCTGCAATATCATATACTGGTTTTAAACCTATGGTTTTTAATCTTCTATTTGCGATCCACTCAACATATTGTTGAAGTAATTTGTCATTCAAACCAATCATGCTACCATTTTTAAACAAATAGTCTGCCCATCTTTTCTCTTCATTCACACATTTGTCAAACATTTTATATGTCCACTCTTCTTCTTCCTTCATTATTTGAACCATATCTGGATCATCACCCTTCTTCCAGTTTCTTAAAATGTTTTGGGTGAGGGCGAGGTGTTGGTTCTCGTCTCTTGCAATAAGGGATATGATCTTAGCTGACCCTTCCATAAGCTTGAGTTCACCGAATGCGAAAGAACAAGCAAAAGAGACGTAAAAACGAATACCTTCCAAGATGTTGACATTTGCGATTGCACGATAAAGTTTTCTTTTTAATTCTTTTCTAGTGGATGTGGATGCCTCTGAATCTTTCCAACTGTCTCTCCACATGTTACCTGTGCCCCACTCTTGAGCATGATTAATAAAATCATCATAAGACTCAGTAACACTTGCAGCACGTTCTAGTATTTTTGGATCACTGATAATAGTATCAAATACTTCAGACGGATCTGAATAAACATTTTTTATAACATATGTGTATGAACGACTATGAATCATCTCCATGAATCCCCAGACTTCCATACAAGACTCTAGTTCTGGTAAGGAACAGTATGGAATGAATGCCATTCCGGGTGCACGACCTTGCACAGAGTCTAACATAATCTGATACTTCAAGTTAGAAGTATAGATATGCTTTTGTTCTGGACGTAATGATTGATAGTCACCACGATCTTTCTGGAGTGATACCTCTTCTGGTCTCCAAAAATAACCTAACTGCTGTTTAGTTAGGTTTTCAAATTGTGGATACTTGTAAGAGTCATATCTTTGAACTCCTAATGGTTTACCAAAAAACATAGGTTGTTTCTTGGTATCGACTTCTTCAGTATTGAAGACAGTCATTCCTTCTACTTTAGACTGCACAGGATTCGCATTCCCCCTCATCGACGTTTTCTAGTTCTTCAAGTAAGTTATCTAATTTTTCAGTTTTTTCTTCTAAATCTTCATCATCACTCTTCATATCATGCGTATTTTGATAGTATGATGTCTTCCATCCTAACTTATAAGTGGTTAGAAGATCTTGTGCCATTACACTGACAGGCACTTCGTTATCTGGATAGTTTTCTGGATTGTAACTCCAGTTCCCAGAGATTGCTTGATCAAAAAATTTCTGCATGATTGCTACTACATTTATATATCCTTCGTTAGAAGGCATGTCCCATAGCAATGTATAATTATTTTTCAAGGAATTGTATTGTGGAACCACTTGTTTAAGAGGCCCTTTCTTTGACTTCTTAATGGACAGGTAGTCTCTAGGTGGTTCGATTCCATTTGTGGCATTTGACACAACGGAACTGCTCTCCGATGGCATCTGTGCGGACAATGTTGAGTGCCTAAGGCCGTGTTCCAAGATAGATGCTCTAAGAGATTCCCAATCATGTTCTAATTTTTGAGATGTAATTTCATCAACATCTTTTTTGTAAGTATCAATTGGCAAGATTCCGTCTGAATATTTAGTGCGTCCAAAATTTTCACACCAACCCTTTTCTTTGGCAAGATTATTTGATGCTTTTAGTAGAAAATATTGAAAAGATTCAGCAAGTCCATGAACTGCATCCCATGCTTCTTGTGAGTCATATTTAAATCCTAATTTTGCCAAATAGTGTGCTAACCCTATGAAACCTACCCCAAGTGATCTTCGTGCCTTTGTAGCGATTTCTGCTGCCTTTACAGGGTAGTTCTGATAGTCAATCAACTCATCCAATGCACGAACTGAAAGATCACACAACTCTTCTAATTCATCATCTGATCTAATTTTACCAACATTCACTGCACTTAATATGCATAATGAGATCTCACCTAAGTGATCATCAATATGTTCTATAGGATATGTTGGAAGTGTGATCTCCTGACAGAGATTACTCATGTAGATATTATCTTTGAAAGATGAATGAGAATTGCAATGATCTATATTCATGATATAGATACGTCCAGTCTCTGCTCTTTCCTTGAGCAAATCAAGAATTAATTCTTGTGCTTTAACCCTTGTTGAGGGGATTGTTGGATCATTTTCGTAACTGCAATATAACTCATCAAACCTATCGGTGCCAAAACTCTCATACAAAGAAGGAACATCATGAGGGGAAAAAAGCGTGATCTCTTTATCTTGGATAAAACGTTCATAAAATAATTTACTTAATTGAATACTGTAGTCGAGTTTCCTGACTCGATTATCTTCTGTTCCTTTATTGTTCTTAAGAACTATTATATCTCTTATTTCTTGGTGCCAAATGGGGAAGTGGACAGTTGCTGATCCACCACGGATGCCATTTTGAGTGCAACATCTGACAGTTGCTTCAAACTTTTTGAGGAACGGGACAACACCTGTGTGCTGCACTTCACCGCCCCTGATTTTAGCGTTGATCCCACGGATGCGGCCCGCGTTGATGCCGATACCCGCCCTTTGTGCAACGTATTTGCCAATTGCCATATCACTGCTAAAGATACTATCGAGGGTGTCATTAATATCAACAAGAACACAGCTAGCAAACTGTCTAATTGGAGTTCTAACCCCTCCCATGATAGGTGTGGGAATGTTGATTTTGTGTTTTGAGATTGCGTCGTAGTATCTTTTGACATAATTCATCCTTGTTTCTTTTGGATACTCTGCAAATATTGTCAGAGCAATCATAATATACATGAACTGCGGAGTCTCATAGACACCACCGCCACT